TCCATATCACTAAATGCATCAGTAGCAAAGTTATCTACAAAGAATCCAGCTTTTGGTCTTATAACACCTGTAGCATCTAATACATTAATAAGAGATAAATCAGTTTCTAAGGTTGTCAATGCTGATGTTTCTTCTAAATTATCAAGCCTTCTATCTAGATTACCTATATCAGTCATAGTATATCTTCTATGTTCTTCTTTTTCTATAGACAAATCAGAATCATTTAATGTATATGCGTTTAATGTGATACGATGTAATAACATTGACTCTGATGGAGTTTCTGGGAAAGTTGGATTGAATGAACTTAACCCTTCTACATATTCAATAACACCATCTTTACCAATTATTAGTTTATCACTTCTTGGAAGATAATATGTTACATCTGCTTCAACTGTATCAGTTGGTGCAGGAATACTATGAACTCTTGCATCTAAACTAGCGAATGTTCCATTAACTTGTTTAACTGCTCTGAAGTCAATTACATCATTTAAATTAACAACTCGTCCATCAGATTTTCTATAACTTGGTACTCGGTTATAATCAACTTGACCAACATATGACCTTGTTGAGAAGAAGTCACCAGTCGCACCATGTTCGAAATGTTTGAACTTAGCATATATTGTATCAGGAGCAGTTTCTCCACCTCTTATTACAATACGACCTGTATCATAGAAGTTATCTCTTTGACCATTATCTAATAAAACTCTATTCTTTACATCTACACCAGCAGAACTACCTATTCTAACACTATCTAATTCAAAGATATCTGGTTGTCCTAGTGAATAGAATACATTCCCATCTGAATCAGTTGCATCAGCTATACCAGTAACAGTACTTGTTACTATTGTTTTTGTTCTAGAAGTAACCGCAGATGCTTTTGTTACATATGCATATATTTCATAAACAAGACTAGCATCTAGTCCAGCAAACACCGCACTAGTTGCGCCTGCTCCACCACTTCCGATTGTCCAAGAAGTATCTGGTGCACCAGCTTTTCTAACAACAATCCATGAATTTGTATTAGCAAAAGTTTCATTAGTAGTATCAGCGACCGTAATTGTAAGGGCACCTCCTGCACTACTTGTTCCAGTAAATCTTTTTTGTGTAGTTATTGATATGTTTGCAAGGCTTAATGGTTTTGTATAAGGGAAATCAAATAATAAACTATTCTTTTCTGTTTCATATAATACAGTTTTACTATCTTCTTGTACGATGTTAAAGAAATTTCCATTATCTGAACTATCGCCTATACTTTTTATATTTCTAAAATTAATGCCGTCATTTAAATCTATATCCATTAAATGGAATCTGTATGCGGCTCCATCTTCTGTTATTGCTTTAACTCTTACATGTCCAGCTTTAGCACCACCTAATGCTACATTGGTATGTAGATTCCATCTCAAGAATACACTTAGATTCGGTAATCCTAAGATATCACCTGAATCATCACCTTGTCCACTTGATACTTTTACATAGTTACCATATTGTGTTGCGACTTGTTCTCCAACAATAGTATCTGTTTCTTGAGCTCGTGGAATATTAATAGTAGTATCGAATTGACTTATAACTCTATAACCTGAAACTGAAGCAGTTCCTGGACCTATTATAGCATCTAATGTTGTTGCTGTATTAGCCGAATCTTCTTCGAATGCTAGAGTGTAAGGTTTAATTATATAATCGCCTGAATTTTCAAATATCCTTTTAGCAATTAAATCTGCTGGAATATTATAAGCATCATTAATGTTTATTTCTCGTATAACTTCTGAATTTCTAACAACAGCTATTTTTACATGGTTTTGTGTAGATTCATTAATGTTTGATAAAGCATCAAGTATTAAACGAATTCTATATCTATCTGCCCCTGGGGCTGTTAGGTTTGGTGTACCACCTGAATTATCAAATAATCCAGTATCATCTGCAGTAGTAACAACATCTTCGGTAATTTTAAATACCAAAGTATCTGTTATTGTAGGTGTATATTTTGCAAATACGATTGATTGTTTTTCAGCATATACGAAATGACCTTGTACATAATATTGTCCATCACCAACGTTTGCTTGTGTTCCTACACCAACTGCTGGATTAACAGTATTATCAACTGTTTGTACTACAACATCATCTTGACCAGAAATATTTAATGTTTCACCTGGAGTAAATCTTAATTGTGTTCCATTATTTAAATCAGTGTAAACTACATAAAGTGTAGATGGGTCTGAACTAACTGCGGCAACAACTTCAACAATTCTTCCTACAATACCTGATGTGGCTCCTGTGATAGTAAATCCTACATAAGCTGTTGTAGGTGTTGCACCACCACCAGCAGTTGTATCAGTATTTAATTTTATAAATTCATAACCAGTGTTAATAGTAATACCACCTGGTTTTACAACGGCACCATCTTTGAATATATTATCTGCAAACTTTTGAATATCTTTATTGATAATAGTCTGCATTTGTGTAAGTTCACGTGCCTGCAGAGTTCTACCTGTATTAAACAGCATCTGGTGGTAATGGTCAGAATCTTTCCAATCATCAAAGTATGTTGTCGGAAGAGTAGTATTATTGTAAGTATTAGCCATTCATTGATTCCTATATTGTGATTACCACTTTGATATCTTCTGTTTGGTCACTATCTCTAATAACAGCTGACCGATTATCTATATAAACTATATTACCACTAGGTTGATGCATTCCACCATATCCCAGTATACCGTTTGTTAATGTAGCAGTTCCTGTTCCACCAACTGTCTTAGTTCCCGTAACATCTTCGCTTGGATGAAATGAACCATATCCAGTAGAATCGTTTTGTACTACAAACATGTTTACATTAGCCGCGGCTACAAATAAAGCTTTAGCACCTGATGCACTACCTGTAATTACTGTATCGTTTAAGAATGCACCAGTTTCGGCTGCATTATCAGTTACAAGTTTTTTAGTACCTAAAAATGCTGTTCCTGTTATTGCGGCGCCAGCAGAATCTAAGGGGTCTTGTATAAGAGTTACTTGTCTAAAGTCTTGCCCTACAAAGAAAGCTCCACTTTCAATTCCAACAGGTTTAGTATTAAACATAAGTGAAGTTGAACGCAAATCATTCCTAGGGTCAGCGCCTAAACCAGCACCAAATATATCACCAATAACTGCTCTTGCTGTTGCTGAACTACTAGGTGAACCACCAGTTATTTTTACTCCAGCAAAATTAAATCCTCTGCCCATAACCATACAACTATCAGCATTTGAGTCAATAGATATATGAGTAACAGTTCCACCCGTTACAAATGCGGTTGCTGTTGCAGAATCTGTTCCATCACCTTCTATTGTTACTGTTGGTACTGAACCATATCCTGTACCACCATTAATAACCTTAACACCTAAAACTTGACCTCGAACTGCGGCCGCTTGAACTGCATATTGTTCAGCACCTACTCCTGATTCCGAAGAATCAGCAAGACGAGCTGGAACAAAGTTAGCAGAAAGAAAACTTGTTGCATCTGTTGCTAAAACAGTATACAGATATTTCCATTTGTATCCATCGGGATATTTAAATGCTTTATCTGCGAATATATGAACTGGTTTTGATGTCGAAGGATTATGTGTACCATTTGCGGCACGACCTTCTTGTACACAGATATAAACTCTATTATCTTCTGTTAGAATATAATTAGCATTACTACCTACTGTTACATCAGCATCGTCCCAAGAATTATATAATGTACCTGATGTCCAGTTATAACGAGTTACTACAAAAGAAACAGCAGAAGCCGTTTTGATGGACTGAATTCCTTGTCTTGCAAGTCTAACATCTCTAATAGAACCAGTTGGGGTTGGAGTTGTTTCTGCATCATTCCATGGTTCACTTTTACCAACACCAATATAATACCTATTAGTATTACTTTGAGCATCATCAAAAAGTTTTCTTAATGTTGTTCTTTTAAAATCATTAGTTATAACTGCCATTTTCTATTCCTATTAAGCTACTGTTGCACCGTAATGTCCTGCTGTATACCAATTCGTACCATCCCATATTAGTGTGGCGGCATCATATTGGTCTAAAGCAATTGTTGTTCCATTTGCAAAAGAAGCTGGTGTTATTGTTGCTATACCTGCACCTTTATTTGTTACTACTTTATATTCTCCTACTACTGTTCCATTTGCAAGTGTTAATGCTAATGCAGAACCTTTATTAGCTATGATATATGGTACTGTAGCAGACATTGCACCATTAGCGGTAATTGTTGAAGAATTAAATGCAGTTCTTTCTAATAGTACCGCACCAGTTCCCTTTGCTATTAATTTCAAACTTACATTAGTATCACTACCTGTTGCAGAAACAATTGGTGGGCTAGTTGCTACTGCATTTGTAATTGTAACCATATTAGCCGCAGCCGCAGAAGTTACTAAATCAAATACAATAACTTCATCTCCAGCTGAATCTGCTAATCCAAACCCTTTGGATATCTTTGGAAATCCTGTAACAGTTGGAGCTGTTAATGTTTTATTTGTTAATGTATCTGTTGATGTTCTTGCAACCAACGTATCAGCACCAGATGGTACAGTTACAGTACCACTGTTTGATATAGATGTAATTATAGGTGTTGTTAGTGTTTTATTCGTAAGAGTTTGTGTCATTGTGTCAAGTACAACATTACCAGAAGCATTAGGTAAATTAATTTCTCTATCTGCTGTTGCACCAGTGGCTATCAATCTTGTTTCATGAGAATCTGCCGCTACACCTTCAAATACAACTGCTGAATCTTCAAGTCTTACTTGTGTAGATAAAGCATTTGAATCTGCTCCTAGAAATTCATATATTTCAGCAAAGTTGGTATTTATCTTAACAGCACCAGATCGGAGTGTATCTCCTGTTCCGTCATTTGCTGCAGTACCAGTACTTATTATTTGTCTTGTCATTTAAAAAAACTCTCTCTTGCTATTCTTTTATTTATAATAGTTTAATAGGCTTTACCATAACTATCAAACATTTCTTGATCGAATGTTTCTAATGATAGTGAGAAGTCTGGGGCTGCTGAGTCAAGAACACCATTACCACTATCATCAAATTTAAATGAATTCGGTGTATACATTTGAGCAAAGTTATCATATGCCGAATCTAATATGTTTAAAGTTACTGAACTATATTTATCCACAGTTTCTAAAGGATTTGCTCTATATACAACTCCATCAATATCTGCTCTCAATACTGTAAATTGTTCAAATGCTGGAGCGAATGTTGCTACTGCTTGACCAACGACAATAGGGTCGACTGATAAAGCAAATTCAACTGTTGGCATAGTTCTTAATTCTAAATTCTCTTGACCCTCTAACAAAACCTCTCCTGCAAAATAATATCCTGAAGGATGAGAATATCGTTTATATAACTCGCTCCATGATTGTAATGCAAGGGGAGTTTTATATACTATAGAATATATTTGATTTCTCGCATGGTCTAAGATAAGTTTTTGGCCTTCATTACCAACTTCTGACGTACCAACAGTAAATAGGTTTTCTTTTGGATATATTATTTCTGGTTCAATATCAAAGAAAGAACGAAAGAATTGTTCTGCTCCTACCGGAGTTCCCTTAGTTCTAAACAGTTCACCAAATCTTTTTAAAGAATACCTTGGGTCACTAAAAACACTAGTACTAGATAATCCACCACCAAGTTCTTTTCCTATTAAGTCTAATAACGATTCAGGTGTTTGGTCTATATCTCTTGTTGAAAATAAATCTTGTATCTTTGTATCAAAAGAATTTGTAGCACTTGAATCTAAAAAATCATAATAACTTTCTAAGAAGGTAACGAATGTAGGATATTCCGACCTAAAGTATTCAGGTAATACTTCAACGATTTTGCTTTTATGTAAAGCAATAGGTCTTCTATTTAAATCTTCTATTATCATAGGATAGCATTAATATCTTGTTTATCGATTATGGTTGTAACAGTACTTCTTGTTGCGTCTATATCTAGTATATAATTAAGAAGCGGTTTAATAGTACTTTGATTTGCAGGTGTAACAAAGACTTTTATTACATCACCTGTAAATGCTGATATATTTAATCCTGTTATAGTTACAACACCAGATGTTGCGTTATAACTACCAACATCATCTAGTGCTACAACTCCGCCTGAAGTTACTATTTGAAGTATATTAGAATTTAATTTATTTCTAATTGATGCGGTGTTTCCACTATATGTAAAGTTAGTTGAGTTAATAATATAATTAACATCGTCAGGTGTTGCTAGTGCAACAGGATATGTTAATGTATAATTTGTTGCGATACCTATAACAGGTGTTATTCTTTGTTGTAATTTTATATCTATTTTAGAATTGAGAATAGCTTGGTCAATTGAATCTATTGATGTTAATAGATTAGACCTTCTAAATACTTTATTAAAAGTTTGTAAGTTTGTTGTAAAGAAAGTATTAATTTCATTAGTTATTAAACTTGCAACACTAGAAGATGTTAAATTAGTTTCTGTTGGGTTTAAATTATATGTTGTTGTTAATTCTAAGAATGTTGTTACCGGGTCCACAAATTCAGTACTCACTGAAAGAATTGATAAGTTATTAGTAAGATTCTGTAGTATATCTGTTTTTATAGTTGCTTGAGTATCAGTGCTTACATCATCAAAGAATTTAAGTGAAGCATATACAACACCATATTTTGCTGGTGTGGCCTGTTCACCACCATAAGCATTAACATCTCTTACAGTAGAAGAATACTTATTTAATATTTGACTACGATAATCTTCTGCAGTAACTAGTCTTTGTTGTGATGCGAACAATAATGGTGCTTGTGTTTTAATTGATGAAATTGTTTCTTTAGATGCACCACCAGCTGAAGCAGAAACAGTTGATGCTACTATAGTTTGGTTTGTACCACTAACAGATAATTGTGCGGTAGGTGTAAATGTAATTCCACCATTCGCATCGGCTCCTATGGATTTTAAATAATTAACAGTTAATTTATTACCTGAGTTTGGAATTATACCTGTGTCAATTCCAAATACTAGTTCATAAAAACCATTTGGTGTTTCTTGAACATTAAAAACTCTTGATGTCGGTGTTATTCTTATTATGTTTTGTATATCATTATATGAAGTGAATGTTGTTGCACTCGTAGTTTCATAAAGACTAACGATTAATGTATTAATATTAGCACTTGTATCTGGTATTACATAAACTTGATTCTCACTTGTTTCTCCTACTAAGAATGTTTTATCAGTAGATGTTCCCTCAAGTATAGGTATATTATATATTGTATTTTGTGATGTATCTGTAGCAGATGAATACCCCGTAGTAGTTTTAAATTTATAAACTGTAGATGTTCCAGATGATTCAGCATCTGCTGTATAGACTGCTCTTGTTTGGAATGTATATGTAAGACCAGCAACTGTAGAAGTAAATTTTGTTCCTATTGGTAATGTAATACTACTTGGTGCAGGGTCTCCAGAGGCTACTGTTATAGTAAGGTTAACTATTGCTTCTGCCGAAGTAATTGACCTTGCTCTATACCCTAATGCTTCTGCATGAGATAAAACTGATGACCTTAATTGTGAAGATGAAAGAAATGATTCGTTAAGGGCAAAGTTTGCTATTAACCCATTATAGTGTGTGTTATAAGCAAGCACATCTAAGATGTTACTTAATCCTGAACCTTCAAAATCATAATCAGCAAATTCTGCTTGTTGTTGCAGAAATGTCTTTAGTGATGATTTTATATTAGTAAAATCTAAGTCTGTTGAATTAATTGTTGTTGCCATCTTATCTTAACCTTGCCAATGATACTTCTAGTGTTACTTCTTCTGATGTATTTACTACTTTAAATCTTACTGTTACTCTGACGTCATGCATATCTGGAATTACTCTAGCATTTACATTTAAAACTCTTGCTCTTGGTTCATAGTTTTCAATCGCATTTCTTATAGCGAATTCTATAGACTCAGCATCAAAGTTTTCAGATAACTCAAACATAAAGTCGCTAAGGTTTCCACCGAAATCTGCGTTAAAAGGTTTCTCTAACCTATTCGTCATTAAGATATTTTTTACCGATTGTTTTACGGCAGCCGCATCGGCTTTCTTAAAGACATCATTGTTAGCAGCCTTAGAAAACACCAAGTCTATATCACTATACAATCTATTTCTAGTTGATGTAATTGACCTAGTTTGAAGATTTCCATCTTCTATTGAAAATGCTTTGTTTACCATACTTCTATTTATACTCTAATTTCTACTAACTCGCTAGCAGATTGTTCTATATTATTGTATTGTGTCTTGAGTAAATAATTGAAAGTTACATTCCAATCATTTTTTATTTCTGGCATTATAACTATAATAGATGCGTGTAATACACCATTACTATAATTATCGTAATCCAATATAATTTCATTATACCTACTCCCATATCTCAAATAATTTGCCAAATCAAATGTATTCTCTGTAGCAATATTTCCATACATATCATATAATTCATATATGACAGCTCTTCCAGTTTGTCGATAGTCATTAATACTTCCAGACTTTACGACTTCAGTTGGATTATATAAACCCCCTGATACAGTTAATCTATATTGGTCAAATTCATTACCCGGTCTTTGTACTACCTGTATTAACTCTGCGTGAAGATAAAGGTTCTTAGCAATTTCTAATTTCTTTGTATCTGACAAGTTATCATAATCAACACCACTGTTCTTAGTAAACCTACTAATAGAAATGCCGTTTTGTAAAAGAGTATCACTAGATAGTGTATCTTTATATATAACAGGATTGTATATCGAATCTGGTAAATATATCATCGTTCTTTAAATTTCTTTGTTAATGAATTTGAAACTTGTCCTATAGGGTTTTGTCCATAAGCCGATTGTTTCTTTTCTATAATTCTTCCAATTTCTTTTGGTGCCGTTTTAGCAACTTCATAACTTAATGTACCATCAGCAACATTAGTGCCTATAAATTTGCTATTAAGTAAATTACTTTCACTATGCAATTCATTTCTTACTTTACTAATATCTATTTTCTTTTCTCGTATCGCAGAAGCAATATCACCACCAACATCTATAGAAACTTTACGAACACCTAAACTAGAACTATTTAAATAATCACTTATAACTGTACTAGGTTCTACTGTTAATGTAAATGATGGGGAAGCAACATTTACAAAACCTATTCCTGCGGCTAGATTAGTTTCTAATGATTTATCAGCAGTTCCATCGAGGTTACCTTTAAAAGTATTAGCATACATTGTTACACCAGCACCACCTATCGTGCCACTACTAGATAATATAGCCATATTTGTTGCGGCAATATTTGCG